ATAAAACTACCCGACGGTGCATCGACAGAAGAAAGACTGAAGGCGATCGAAGCGAGATTATCCGCGCTGGAAAAGAAATTCATAGAACCGGTTATGGAAATTAAACCGGTTATGGAAACTACAGAAGATATTCCCGCCGGAATCGATGAAAAAGAAGCGCTCATACAGAAGGCTACCGAATTAAAACTTGGATCTCCTTCGAGTCTCGCGAGAATGAGCGCATCAAAACTTCAATCTCTTATAGACGGCGCAGAGGCATAGAATGGCAATCACGATAGTCGTTGAGGATGGCACGGGAATAGCGAACGCGAACTCGTACATATCTGTCGGCGACGCTGATGCATACCAGTTGAACAGAGGTCGAAGCGCTTGGGCCGCACTCGATGCTGATGCGAAATCATCGGCATTGATTCAGGCAACAGAATTTGTTGATTCAACTTTCGCCTGGATTGGAAAACGGAAAACGTCAACACAGGCGCTTAAATGGCCGAGAATTTATGGCCTTGATAGCGATGGAGTTGAAATTGTTCTAACCGATTCAGACGGATTTGAAATAACGGGAGTTCCTTCGGTTATTCCAAAATCGGTTGCAGAGGCTGCCTTTCTTTCTCTTGACAACAATCTTTTTCAGGATTCTGACCCGCGTGGCAAAATCATCAGGAAAAAAACCGACGTACTTGAAACCGAGTATCAGCCGGAGTCTCCTTCGCTTAAACCTTCGGCGCCTACAATTTTCGGAGCGATAAATACAATGCTTCGCGGACTTTATTTCCAGCCGGCCGGAGGAATGGTTGTCGGTAAAGCGGTACGCGGATGAGCTATGCAAGTGATCGTAGGGATACGCTGAAAACATTAAAAGAAGAAGGCGCTCCTTGCAATCTCGTAAAGCCGGATCCTTCATCGGAACCGGTATATGATAAAGAGACTGATTCGATGGTTGCGCCGACTATATCGCATCCTGGGTATGGAGTTCTGACGGGTTTTAAGGACGGGCTTGTTGATGGAACAGTGATTCAGTCGGGAGACGTAAAAATACTTTTTCTGACGATCGACGGAACTGACCCAGAAATCGGAACTGATACCATAGTATCAAATCCTGGAACTTCATATTCCGATACCTATAAGATTGTCGGAGGGAACCCAGTACAGCCAGATGGAAGAACGACGATTTTGTATAAAGCACAGGGACGGAAGTAAAATGGCAGGGTGGACTATTACCGATCCATCAATTTGGGCAGAAAGACAGAAAGAAAATATTGTTGATGTTCCGCGCGCCATAAAGTTTGCAATGTTTACGAGAATTGTTCAAAGAACTCCCGTTGATAAAGGAGCGCATCGACAAAATTGGATCGTCACATTGAATTCTTATGACTATAGTTTTGATGAGAATAAACGGGAAGGCGGTAAAGTTATTTCTGAAGGTCTTTCAAAAATACGTTCTGCAAAAGGCGATGAAAAAACGGTTTTTCAGAACAATGGGCCAGCAATAGAAAAACTTGAGTACGGCGGATATGGACCGAATAGCCCAAGCGGTAAAACAATTAATGGGTTTTCGAAACAGGCTCCGCGCGGAATGGTTGGGATTACAATGCAGGAATTCGGCGGAATCGTAGACGCAGAAGTCGCGAAGGCAAAGAAATGACGGATTCTTTTATTGAAGATACGCTTGTGGCCGCATTCAAAACTCTTTCGCTTATTAAGTCAAAAACAATAAGCGGAAAAGCATTGACAAACGTTGCCGAGATAAATAAAGCGTTTGACCCATCAAATTGGTTAGATGAAGGCTGGTATGAAATTGATTTTCTTCCGGGAGAGCCTACGCAAGCAGATCTTGGTTCTGGTGGACAAAATAGATGGGTTGGTTTGATGCAGGTAACCGTATGCGTTCCAATAAACTCAGGGAAAGCAATGGCAAACGCGCGGTATAATGCGATAGCTACATTGTTTACGCGTGGAACTGTTTTTTCAGGGGTTGAAATTATAAGAACACATCGAAGCAACAATTACCAACTTAGTTTTGAAGACGTAAGTAAGGATCACTATCGTCTGCCGGTCCGTATTGCTTACCGGGCAGACTTGGCGAATTAATTTTTATTGGAGGAAATCATGAGAGTCAAGAAAGGTTCAAATCTAACGCTTTATGCCGGACAGTATGCCGGAGATGATACGATACCCGCAACACCGACGGCTTTTTATTTGCGACATACAACAGGAGAATCGCTTGAGGGAACCACCGCGATGATTATGAGCGATGAAATCATTCCCGGAAGATCGAGAGCGGAGCCAATGCAGGGGAATTCTTCGAATGGCGGATCAATACCGATTGAATTATCCGCGCTTTCCTATGACAGAATGCTTTCGGCGGTCATGATGGCAAACTGGGTACAAGATGGATCGGATGCAAAAATCGCGACTCTCAATTCTTCCACTCTTGCAAAAAAACTGTGGATATTGAAAGTTTTTTCAGAATCTGATTATCCCGTTTACCAGCTTTTCAAAAAAGTCATGGTTGACTCGATCGAACTTACATTCGCGATAAACGCAATTACTAAGGGTACATTTTCTTTGATAGGGGTAAACGATCCGTTGATGGAAACATCGAATCCTGTCTCTGGTCTTTCTTCTTTACCTTCTGCCCTGACTACAAAGGCCTTTACTTCACGATCAGGATCAATCACGATCGACGGAGTTGAATTGACCTATATGAAGGAAGCGAAGATTTCGCTCAAAAATAATCTCGCTGCTCTCTATGCGCTTTTCCAGGCCGAGGCAATCGAGACGGCAGAAAAGCTCTTCGACATAACCGGAACGATAACGCCGTATTTGAAGGATGAGGTTATATTCAACAAGGCAGTAAACGGAACTCCAATCACGCTCGGAATTACCGTCGAAGATGACGCGGGTAATTCCTATCTGTTTGGATTTACGAACGTAAAACTTACGACACATACGGGCGCATCGGCGAATAGCGTCGATGAAATTTCTCCCGCATATGATTTCAAAGCGTTCGGAAATGACGTCGTAACCATTACCAGGACGCTCGCGAGCGCAAAAACGGTCTATACGCTCACCTACAATGGAAATTCTCAAACGACTGGAACGGCCCCGGATCCGGTAACAAAAAATGAGGAAGGCGCGTTGCTTTATGCATCAACTAACTCGGGAAGTCTTGCAAAAACTGGATTTACTTTCGATGGATGGAATACTGCCGCTGCGGGAACTGGAACTTCGTACGCGGTTGGCGATCCTGTCGTGATTGAAGGCGCAACGACTCTTTACGCGAAATGGACGATGGTTTGATGAAGTATCAAACAAACCCGCAGCTTGGTCCTTTTCTAAATCACTGGGGATGCCACATACATAGCATTCTTGAAAAAGTTGAGAAAGTTAGTGGATGGAATGTAAAGTTCACAAATGAGAACGTGCTTACCGTTTACTATCTTGGAATGTCAAAAGGATTTATTCAGCGTGAGGTATTCGATAAAAATGGTATTCCCTCTGATGGGTGCATCATTCTCGCAACTGGAAAAGATACTCATGGAGATGAGGTATTTAATATTGGTGCAGAAATTCTTGGAATTCACTATCGTGCGACAGAGTATCGATACGAATCCGCTGATTATGTCCCAAAAAAAGATGAGGAAGAAATACTTGAATTGAAGCGTAGAGGTTATTATGGTTCGCATTTTGTTTCCGGGACAAACATCGTCGGATGCAACTGGAAAAAAGAAATCGAGTTCGATCCAATCGAAGGTGGATCAAATTGCGCTCGTGATGGATGGATAGAATCAAAGCGCATTCTTGTAATAAAACACATTTAAGCTCGACCAGCTTTAATGGCAAAGGACGCTAATCTTGGAATTCTTGGAAAACTTGAAAATGTTTTTCACTCAGAAATGGACACAGGTAACCGAGGTTATTATCGCATGTATCACCGTCGTAAGCGCTATTACCGGTAAGGTTATGGATCAAGCTGAAGTAATCAATGTCATCACGGCTATTGGTACCGCGGCTCTTGGTATTATCTGGCTTGTAGAAACTATCGCGAGTGCATTCGGGAAGAATAAACAATAATCGAATAGGAGAGGTGTAATGGATTTAGGAAAATTCGCGACTCGTGAAAATTGTGAAAAGGGAGTTTGGGCAGAACCGGTTATCTTCGGACAGGAAACTGGAATCGAACTTTGTTTGCTCGGACGCGATTCTGATACCGCAAGAAAATTCGGTGCACAGCAACTTAGAGACCTACAGGCAATGACAGAAGCACAACGCGCTCGCGTGAATGCCGTACAGCGTAATCGAGATGAAATTGTTGTAAGAACGGTCGGCATTCGCGTAAAAGGAGATATCGAAGAAAAACTTCCGGTAACGATTGATGGACGTGAGATCGAAAAAACTCCGGCCGGTTATAATTTTCTCTATGAGCAAATTACCGAACTTGAATCATGGGCAAGGGAGTATTCAAATACGCGCCCAAACTATCTTCCGAAGCAGAAGCAGGACTTGAACAAGCAATCCGACGATTCTTCTATCGGAACCACCCCCACAGCGTCGGAACCGGAAAAGAAAGGAGCGTAATTCGAGAACGCGATATCTTTGATTCATTTGTCAAAGATTATGGTTTTCCGAAAGAAGGAACTCCTGAATACAATGCATTCGAACCGGTTATGGAAATTAAACCGCCAGAATGTTTTTCATGGGTCTATCATGAATTTATCAAGTTGTACAACGCGAGCGATACCATTATTACGCCGGCAACCGTTCGCGATTATGAAAAGATAAATCAATTTAGATTTAAGCTTTATGAAATTGAATTGATTTTTCATATGAAAATTTGGGCCCGCGATGAGATACAGAAACTTGATAATGAGGAGGTTTCCGAATGAGCGACATATCACGACTTACGCTTGAAATTGATTCCAACGGAGTCGTTAAAGCAAACGGAAACCTCGATCTATTCAAAAAAAAATCTGATGAAGCGAAGAATTCAGCTTCATCTCTTGAAAAACAAACAAAAAATACATCTCGATCATTCGAAAAAGATTTAACCGGAAGCCTTATAGGATCAATGACTGCCGGTTCGCTCATGGCTGATGCTATAAAAAGCGCCGGACGTGGATTAGTCGAATTAACGAAGAATGCACTTGAGGCATCGGGCGAACTTGAAATGATTAAGGCGAACCTTACAACGGTAATGGGTTCCGCCGAATTAGCACAAGCAACATTTGAAGAATTAAATACCTTTGCAAATAGAACGCCATTCAGCATAAGCGGAATTACTGAATCTGCGATTATGCTCAAACAATCAGGAGTCGCAGCTCGGGATCTTATTGGCACACTTCAGGCGCTTGGAGATGCCGCGGGTGGATCACAAGAAAAGCTTAACAGAATCGCTATTAACTATGCGCAAATTATGTCGGTTGGAAAGGCCGCGACGATAGATATAAAACAGTTTGCGATGGCCGGTCTTCCGATTTATGATGCTCTTTCAAATGCGCTTGGAGTAAATAATGAAGAACTGGGGAAAATGATTACTCAGGGCAAAGTTACTCGCGACGTTGTTGTTAAAGCATTTCAGGACATGACTAGTGAGGGTGGAACTTTTTATAAAGGAATGGAAAGAGGTGCCGCAACACTCGACGGAAAAATTAGCACGCTTTCTGATACTTGGAAAAACTTTCTCGCTTCTTTTTCTGAAACAACAGGACTCACCGAAAGCGCAAAAAATGCCGCCGATATTGTAACGAGCGCTTTGCAGGGACAAATCGATGCAATAGAACTTAATCGAAAATATAATGAAGTTCTTAAAAAACAAATTAATCCAGAAGTAACTAATATAGGTCTTAATGCAAATGATTACGCAATAATATCTCAATATAAAATTAATGAATATAAAAAGCAGATCGATCAATTACAATCAGAAATTGATTATTATCAGCCAATGGGATTACAAGATAGCTTTCTAACTATTGACTATAAAAAACAACAGGATGATATTAAATCGTTAATGTCAGAAGAAGAAGCGCGTCTTGCTTTATTAAACGAAACAATCGCCGCAGGGAAACAATATGATGACGCAGAGGCTGCAAGAATAGCGGCAGAAAAAGCAAGGGCAGAAGAAGAAAAAGCGCGTCTTGCAAAAGAAGCAGAAGAATGGAAATCAATACTTAAGAAAGTTTTTAGTCTCGATGAGGTAACAACCGGAACAAAGGCAGTACAGGATTATGAGTCAAATCTTGAAGACTCTCTTAATGGTGCTCTTGCATATGCTCAAGCATTTGGCGGAAATGTCGCCGATGTTTATTCTGAATATAACGACAAAATAAAAAAGGCAGTTCAAGATTTACTTGAATCTGGTTTATGGACTCCTGACGAAAAAACAATCGTTGACTTAATTGCATTCCAAAAAAGAATTGAAGATATTCTGAATACAAAAAAAGGATTTTCAACTGATAGAAGTTCAATTTTTGGATTATATGGATCTCAAGATATTGTACTTCCCGGTTTAAACGATACCGGTGGTAAGGGAATTTCTGCGATCGGAAATCTCGCTGAATTTGGAAGCATCACTGGGTTTACGCTCGATCTTGCAAACGATGTTAATGAAACATATGAAACCGGTAATTCTCTTCTTGAGAAACGACTCACGCTTGCGGAAAAAATAGAGAACGCTCTCAAAGAAAAAAACTGGTCAGAATATACCTCGCTCTATGCTCAACAAACCGGGATGAATTCAGTTTCAGGAACTGATGTAGGAACTTTTACTTCTGCATATTCAGAGACAGGCAGTTTTGAAGCCGCTGGAATACAAACTCTTATCGAAGCATTTGCAAAAGTCGCGCAAGATACCGAAGGGTTTGACGAGGTAATGAATTTCGTAACAAATTCATTTCAAGAATTCAAACCTGTTTTAGAGGAATTGTTTACATCATATAAGCCACTTCTTGACGCAGGAGCAAAAGTTGCCGAGCTTGTTGCTTTATTGATGCAGATTTCTCCTCAATTTCAGCTTTTCATTACAGTGCTAAAAATAGCCGGTGCCGGAGTCTATAGATTGACTGAGTTTATTGAATTTATTACCGATAAACTTTTTGGACCGTTAAAGGATAAAGTTGAATCTTTTGATAGTTGGCTTGATTCAATACTTGGTCTTAACGATGCAACGGAAAAACAAACTGATTCGATTAATGAACAAATAGAGGCTAATAAAAAATTAGTCGATCAACTTGAATCGCTTCGTGAACAAATAAAAGAAGACGAGCTTTATTATGCAAAACAAAGAACTCATCTTAATGCGCTTTATGCAAATTCATCAGAGTCAGTAAGCGATGCAATTATCGCTCCTGGCGGAAAGATTATAACGACACACCCGGATGATTATCTTATCGCGACAAAAAACCCCGGAAGTCTTGGAGGTTCTCCAACAAATGTTTTCTTCTCAGTAGAAAATTATGCTCCCGATGTTGTATCTGTTTCAAGGTCTCAAAGAACCAATGATGATGGATCAACTCAAATAATTGCCACACTAAAGAAGGTCGTTAACTCTGGACTTGCTAGTGGTGAATTTGACGCTGGTTTATCTGCGAGAGATAGACGCCTTGCGGGAAGGAAGGTATCAACATGATTTCATGGCCCGGAGAAGTAAATCAAATTATTAGAAGTGACACGACAATTAATTATGGAGTTGGAATTATACAGGACACGATGGATAGTGGTAAGAAAAAAACTCGCCTTAAATCAACAAGCGTTCCTGATACATTTCCCGTTGTTATGCAAATGAAAAAAACCGAATTTGATATATTCATTGCATGGTATAAAGTACCGCTTCATAGAGGAGCCGTAACATTTTCATTTCCGACTATTGCCGGAACCGGAACAAGTGAATATAGAATTCTATCTGTTTCTGCCGCAGGAGCTGGCGGATCAAACGTAAAGGTTCTAATGACCTGGGAGACTGCATAATGAATCCATCACCGAAAGCTTTGCAGCAAATGTTTAGATTATCAACAGATGCATTATTCCCGGCTCTTTTGAAGATAACCTATGTTGAAGATTCTACAACAAAATATTTATATCTTGTAAATAATGGTGAAGATTTAATCTATAATGCCCAAACATATACTGCATCCAGCTTCAAATATACACCACCCGCATATTCAGATAAAAAAATCGGAGATGGTGAAATATCGATTTCATGTATCGATCAATCACTCATAGGAATAATAAGGAATATACAGGAACGGGCAACAGCTCAAATTATCGCGGCATTTTATTATCAGGATGGTGCGTTGCTTTTTGAACCAATTGAAGAATGGAATTTTGAACTCTCAAATGTTACGTGGAACGGCGCGGTTGCGACATGGAAAATGGAATATGATAATAGAATGAGTTTAAAAGTTCCCGCAGATACATTAACACCACAAAAATGTCCGGGGGTTGCGTAATGATTTATATACGCGATCTTATCGGTAAACCATATAAAAGGCGTGGACGCGGCCCTGAATCCTATGACTGTTATGGTCTTGCAATCGAGGTTTGTAAAAGATTCGGGAAAATATTAGAAGATTCTTTTTATGATGAACTTTCCGCAGAAACTGAAAATAGATTAATTGATGATAAAAAATCATCTCTTAATGCAATACGAACAGAACACCCATTTCCAGGGTCAATAATTGAGATTCTTGTATCGGGAATACCAAGGCATATTGGAGTTTATTTAGAAAGCGGAAAATTTATACATGTAACAAAAATTGGTGTACATGTATCTGATGTTTCTGCTTGGAAATCAAAAATCGAGGGGTATTATACATGGCAGTAATTACGATCTTCAGAAACCCTTTTTCTTCTGAGTTTGAACAGATTTCAATATTGGAATCTATAGCTATCAAAGATGCAGTTAAATTTGATATCGATAACTCATTAATATTTGTGAATGGATTTAACAGGAAAGAAAATTATATTCTTAAAGAAGATGACGTTTGTTTAATACGAGAATTCCCCGGTGATCCTATAACATTCACAGCAGCAGTTGCTGCGACATTTGTCGTTTATTTTATAGTAGATGAATTCGTCGGTTATTTTTCAGGGACCGGTCTTACTGAAAGAATTATAAATGGTGTAAAAAGTTGGATAGGAACAAAAGGGGCAACTGATTTAGCAGATACAGAAAGTACTGAATCTCTTGAAAAAATACCTCAGCTCAAGGGAGCTAAAAATCAAACTGGTCTTGGAAAAGTTGTTCCGCTTGTTCTTGGTACACATCTTTTAACTCCATATTACTGCGGTGATCCCTATACATTTATCGATCCTAATGATGGAACCGATGGAGAAAATCAATATATTTGCGCTCTGTATATGATTGGCTATTCAGATTTAATTGTTTCAGACATTCGCCTCGGACAACTTCAGCTTGCTTCTAATACTTCAAAGGTAACACAGGGATTAATTCCAATTGATGGATATTATTCTCAGGCACAATATTCAACCGCATTAGAAATTCAGCAATCGGCAGAAGTTGCGATGTATTCACAAAAAATAGTTGAGGAGAGATTTCCTAGCGCGATAGAATTAACAAATGTTGATGATGTTTTTAATACCCCAATAAGATTCAGCGCAAATAATCCGCAAAAAATACAAGTAGAAATATTTATTAATGGACTTATTGGATATAGTTCAACAGGAGAGAAAGAGGATCGTACAATTATTATTAAAGCTCAGTGGAGGTCTCCGGGTGGCGATTGGGTTAATTTCCCTGCATTTCAAAATTGTACAGCATATAGTACTTTAAATGGAACTACTACTTTTACAAAACAAAAAAATAAGCAAATGCGTTTTGTATCAACTTATAATTTTAGTTATGCACAGATTTCGGCGATTCCTGAAGGCTGGGTTGAAATACGAATGTATCGCGTAAATGCTAATGCTACTGATTCTCGAACAAGCGATAGCCTTTATTGGACAGCAATCAGGACATGGTGCTATGACAAAGAAGCATCAACCACGTTAGGAAATTTTGTTGCACAGGCTCCTGTTGATATAAAAACTAGACAAAAAACATGTAGGATTGGTTTTACCATCAAAGCAGGTTCTGATGTTTCTGGAACCATTGACGCATTAAACCTTATCTGTTCTTCTGTTGCACGAACTTTTAGTGGTAGCGCGTGGACAACAATTAGCGAAGCAAAAACAAATAAAACTGTTTCAAATAATCCTGCGTCTTGCGCGTTGCTTGCTTTACAACAACCGCATATCGGTAAAAATCCCTATTTAGATTCTGAGATTGATCTTGATGAGTTCGGTCTATTCTACAATTTTTGCGCGAGTAAAGGATTTACCTGTAATGGAATCGTCACATCGAGTAAATTACTTGAGGATTTAATAAATACTATTTTATTTACTGGACGTGCGCAGAAAATTATTAAAGACGGGAAAATTGCTCCGCTTATTGATAATGAACGGGCCTATCCGGTAACTATATTAAACCAGCAAAATACTGTTGAAGATGGATATTCTAATACAAAAGAATTTACCGAACTTCCTGATGGATTAAGAATTACATTTGTTGACGCAGCTGATGGATATCAAACAAATGAACGATATGTCATGTATGATGGGAAATCGGCTACCGATCCTAATGCAACATTTCAAGATATAGAACTTGCTTTTCAGACTAATAGAGTTCAAGTTTGGAAAAATGGTCGTTGGATACTCGCTTGCTTAAAGCTTCGTCCAGAAGTGTGGACCAGAAAGGTGTCTCTTGAAGGATATGCGATTCCAATTGGAGCTCTTGTAGAAGTTCAGGACCAAACAATAAGCGTTGGTCTTGGCGGTGGTGGAGAAATAAAAGAAATCATTGAAGATGTCGGCGGAACAAATATTATCGGAATAATCTGCGCTGAAATGTTCGATATGGTTTCAGGAACAAGCTATGGAATAAAAATTGTCCAGGCAGATGGAATTAATAATCCGTCGATTAGAACTATTCAAGTTCAAACAATTGAAGGATTTTCAAATCAATTATTGTTTTCATCTCCATTGTCAAAAGTAGCATCGATTATTCCTTCTGTCGGTGATTATATTTCATTTGGAGTATGGGGATTAATTACAACTGATGCTATCGTAATCGGTAAAAAGCCTTCAGACGATCAGACATTTGAGCTTCAGCTTATTCCTTATAACGAAGGTATTTATTCTGCCGATTCAGGAACAATACCTGATTTTGACTCTAAGATCACGCCTCCAATACCAATTTCAAAAATAGAAGAAATTGCTGAACAATATGTTACTCCTTCAGACGTAGCGGTTTCGATTCAAGGCGTTGTCTCTGGAGACGACAGCACAATACCTTCCGACGTGTCTGCCGTTACCGCAACCGCATCTCATCCTGATTATATACGAGTCGTAGCAACTTGGTCGGGTGATACATTATCAAATGCGATTACTGGATTTTATTTTTCATGGTCAAAAAATGAAGGAGTATCTTGGGAAGAAACATTTTATACTTCAAATATATTTGACTATTATTATAATCGAGCAACCGATGGATACCCAGAAACTTCTGATCTAGCAAAATGGAGATTCAGAGTACAGGCCGTTAATTCTTATGGAAAACGATCGAGTGGATGGGGCCCGTCTTCTACTGGAACAACAGTTGATTATTCTTCATATCTCACGTGGATAGCTCCAAAACCAACCGTTACCGTTGTAGCAGATGAGACGGGACTCGATGTCGAATACTCATGCGATGAGTCAACTTTTTTCGGAACTGCTACCTATTCTTTGTATGTAAAAGGAGCGTTAAAACTATCGGGAATCGTCGGTAAAAAAACGCGATACACCTTTGACCGCGCGACCGATGGATATCCGGAAAAAGTTTCTAACGGTGGCGATCTTGATACCTGGAATATTGTTATAAGGGTATCGACAGAAGGCGGAAGCACTGATTCAGATACAGCGCATCCCGATGTATCAAAGTATCTTACATGGAAACCACCGGCACCGGTTGTTACCGCCGTTGCGCAAGAAAAAACACTCGAACTTTCATGGACTATAAACCAGTCTGCATATTATGGAACGAACAAAACATTTAAATTCCTAATTAGTTCTACAACGAAAAAAACAGGAATTGGAATGCTTTCATATTCATATCCGTGGAATCGTGATGTTGATGGATATCCTGAGAAAGTAGCAAACGGTGGAACACTCGACAATCTAAATATTTATATCGTCGCTGTAACCGCTGAATATACAACAGGAACGAGTAGCGCAGTTGCACACCCGGACGTATCTAAATACCTCACGTTTAAACCATCACAGCCAACTATTTCTGGAAGTTGCGGAAATCGTGACGCGTCGATTATTCCAATAGTCGGGAATCAAACGTATAATCATGCCGGTTTTCGAATACAAATTACTCGTAAGGGAAATGCCGGAGTAACGGACGATGCGGGTTTTTATGCATTAGGCAATAGCGAAAATGCGCGAATAGATGAAACGAGTTATCGTTCAGGGTCTATCGGTGGATATACATTTGAAGCGATTGCATCGACGGATACAATCGATCAGGTTTTGCCGTTGATAAATCAAAGTGCAAAATTGCCGGTTGATACTAAATATTATTACCGGATTTACACGATTGTCAGTGTTCCAACGACTGCAAGTCCTACCGCGGGAAACGTATCGCTTGTGTCTGCTGAAAAATTAATTATCGCGAAAGGAACAGGGAATTACGATATCGTTTCCAAGGCGGTAGAGGAAGGTCATCTCGGAGACGAGGCAGTTACAAATCGGGCACTTGCTTTGCTCGCCGTGCAAAATAAAAACATTACTAATGAAACAATCGAAATGGCGAAATTCGCTGCTGGCATTCGTCCTCCGCGCGTGGTTACGTCATTACCTGTTAGTCCATTTGTTGGATATGCTATCGGCGACACAGTTGTTTTAACGACCGACAAGAAAATTTATCGTTTTACTGGAACCGGATGGACAAAAGCAATCGACGGAGACGATATATCTCCTGGAGCGATTGATATGACAAAATTTGCTGCAAGTATTCGTCCTCCGCGCGTAGTCTCATCGTTGCCAGCAAATCCATACACAGGATATGCAAAAGGCGACACGGTTGTTTTAACGACTGATAGTAAGCTTTATACACTTATAAATGTTTCACTTCCTGGAACGACAGGGTGGACGCGAAAGATTGACGGACTTGATTTAATCGCAGATACAGTAACTGCGGGAGCAGTCGCGGCTGGAGCGATAGGAACGCGCGAGCTTGCAGTCGGTGACGGTCTTAATATAATGGCCTATGATCTATGTAGTTTTGAGAATTTTGCAGATGGATATATTCCAGTATTTTATTCGGTTGGAATTAGCTCTTTTTTAATTACAACGGAAAAATCACTCGATGGAAATAAATCGTTAAAAATTATAACTGCTTCGGAAGTTTTAGATGGATATGTTTTATTTGCTCAAAATAGTACAACGTATACACATATTGTAGAGTCAGATAAAAGTTATATTTTGAGTTGCTATGTTTTTTCACTTACAGATTGCGATTCACAAATTTATGTAAAATTATCAAATGGCACATATATTGGAACTGCATATATGCCAATATCTTCTAATATTTGGACAAGAATATATTTAAAATTTAATGTTCCTGCTGGGGTTACTTCATTATTACCCCGAGTCGATATTAATAACCCTTCGACAACGGCATACTTTGATGCATTTCAGCTCGAAGAATGTGAATCAACCGCAAGTGAACCATCAGGTTATCGTTCTCCTGGATTGACAACAGTATCTGGTACGCTCATAAAAACACAAACTATTAATGCTCATGATGCGGTAATTTATGGTACAATTACTGCCGACGAACTGGCTGCTAATTCAGTAACCGCCGGATCGGTATCCGCCGGAGCGATAGGAACGCGCGAGCTTGCAGTCGGTGACGGTCTTAATATAATGGCCTATGATCTATGCAGTTTTGAGAATTTCGCAGATGGGTTTATTCCAGTATTTCAACATTATTTAACAACTGCTTCTGTTAGTGATACAAAATCACTTGACGGGAATCGATCATTAAAAGTTATAGCTACGGGAACAAGCGGATCAGTACGATTTTCAACGAGTACAACAGAAGACACTCATACAGTTATTCCTGGTCAACGTTATTGTTTATCCTGTTATGTTAATCCAGACACAACGCTATCGGCGTTATTGTACGTTAGACACACTAATGGCACGATAAGTATTAATGGTTCTTACTTCTCATGTACTGCCGGATTATGGAATCGCATTTATATGTTCTTCACTGTCCCGACTGGCGTAACCCTAGTCACTCCTGGCGTTGGTTTGAATGCAGCAGGAACTGCATACTTTGACGCATTTCAGCTTGAAGCCTGTAATGAAACTGCGAGTGAGCCTTCTGGATATCGTGCTTCTGGATTAACAACTATTGACGGTCAATTAATAAAGACGCGAACCATCGACGCGCAAACAGCGATAATAGAAGGATCGATTACTGCGAATGAAGTTGCAACGAACGGACTTTCCGCGACAAATTTAAATGTCAATGCCCGCAATATTCTGAACTCATTTATATATTCCTCAGATGGTACGACAGGATGGACGCTTGGATCGGGCGCATCGTTTGAAACAGTTGATGGATATCGGACTTTGCGATTAACTACAACAGGAGGAAGCGGGGCTGGTGCAAAATTTTTATCTGATGAGTTTACCGTAAATCCAACAGATATAATAAAATTTTCTTTTGGTTTGTCATGTCCTAATTATGCAAGCGGTTCAGGATTATTTATCGGACTTACTTATGAACAAACATTTAAACTTTATGTATATAATTTTTCTACAAAAAATTGGACTTATCTTACTACGGGTACAAATAAATATTTTGTACAAAATTATATAGAAACTTCAAGAAAAAATTTCGGGACATACATTCTTGGTGCCGATGTTGATATCTCTGGCGTTCCAGCTCCTGATTATACTGATACAACTTATAGTATTTATTGTTTACAACTATCATCAGGTGATTCGGTTGCTCGAATACGATCGGGATATGACGCAACAACCGCCGGAACCTATTGGCGTTTATTTCTCCCTCGCGCAATACTTACCGATTCAAGCAAAATAGTCGCTGAAAAAATAGTCGTTGAAAAACTGTCGTCCATTACCACAAATCCCGGAACATTGCAGGGAGACGACGCGGCTAATTACAAATTAGTTATGTCACCATCCGCATCAGAAACTGACCCCGAAGGAACATTTTTACTTGGCGCAATAGGTGAAACCGGTGACGCCAGTTATTTCCGAAGATATAAATCAGGTGGAATATGGATGCTGGATATTAAAACATCAACATTCAAAGTCGATTCTATTTCATCGACAATATTAGGAAATTTTGTCGTACAAACTAAACCAGGCGGAGTTGATAAGTTTTTGGTATATCCTGATAGTTATGTGGGAGTTTGGGGAATACCGTTTTTAGTTTACTCTGGTGCTGGGGGAGGTTATGCAGACGGAATCAGAATAGCAACTGCATCACTTGGCCAGGCAGGAATAGAACTGGGCACATCATGGAGCACCTCAGGATGGCAAGCTGGCCAATGCCGAATAGTTAAACGAAGCGGTGGAACTCTTGATATCGCTGTTCCTAATTCTGGAAATACTGCACCTATAAACGCATTAAGTTTTTCGCTTGGCGGCGCTGCAACATTTGTATCTCATGTATATGTTGGTGGAACGTTAACCGTAACCAGTAACATTACCATGAATTCAAGTGGAGGAATAATAAGCGGCCCATACGGTGAAATGATTAGGTCGATAGACGAATGGCTCCGATTAAATGCCGGAGAGCAACACACGAATGGAATTTATTGCGGTTCTAGTTTATTAAGAACTGATGGTGAATTTCAAATTGGACATGCTGGAGCGTTCGCCAAGATAACAGCATCCGGTGCGATGACGCTGAATTCAACATTGACGATTGGCGGAATCGCATTTATAGGATCATATTTATTAACTAATGGGAAAACATCTTCTGTTGACGGAATAGCAGGAGAGGTTCTTGCCGGAGTTGGTCGAATTGAAATTTCGGGCGCAACACCCCTTATCGACTTCCACTTCGCAAACTCTACAGCCGACTATACAACCCGCCTCATCGAAGATGAATCCGGTGTTCTCAACCTCATCGGTACTTTACGTCCTTCATATCTCGGCAGAAAAACGCATTCATCTGGATGTCTTGTGGGCGGGTTTGACAATATCGGTGCGAGCGAAACAAAAGTATCGCCGATTTATACGATCGGGTCGAGTTATATGCCAAATGACACAAGCGTCGAAAATTTAAGGGGTATATTTTTCAGCCATTCTAATTTTTGGGGCACGAATGGAATTAATGCACGAACGGGATGGGGACTAGGACTTGCATCGGGTGGTGGAATTTATGGACTTTTGACAGAAAATGGTTTATGGACAGACGGCGATGTTTATGCAGCGGGAAATATACAGGCAGTAGGACAGCTCAAAGGAGCAACATTAAATATAACGGGAGCTGCGACAATTACCGGAATATTGACTGCGCCGTCTGGTATTATCGGTGATGTCCAAGGATATGCAACAACATCAGGAATGGGAACAGTCGTTTGTAGATTTTTAGTTACTAATTCTGGAGGAACTCTTACTACTACTAAAGCAGAAAATGTATCTTCGGCTGTTCAGAGAATTGGTCTTGGTCATTATCGTGTTAGTTTTTTAATAGATATTTCTACTAATTCTATAGGTATTATTTCAGCTTCTGGAACATCTTCTATATCAGAGGCATTGAAT